TTTATGAAAACAATTCTATGAATTTCTTTTCATATCAACCTAATCCAGTCATAAATAATTTATGTTATGCTGGTGGTAAGAATGCTGTACAATTAGGACAATATGTTCATTCACGTATTAAGAATTGGCAAAATGTGCTTGTTACTTCTACTGATTATTCTAAATATGATGCACATCAATTATTGGCTCACAAAATTATAGAATGTCGGTTGTTTAATCATTTAATGCCAGGTGTGGATGATTTAACTAAATTGTTATGTACGCAAGGTCGAAATGAAGGAACTATTAAATTCAGGAAAACCCAAGACTTCTTTACCTACGGAATTGATTTCACAAGAGGATCAGGTGAACAAAATACATCTAATGGTAATTCAGGTTTAAATTTATTATTACAATTGTATTGTTTAAATAAACAATTTAATGTTTTAAAAGCATTAACTAATAATAAAATGATGATATTATACTTAGGTGATGATTCTCTTATTTTAACAAATTTTAAGTTTAATCATGAAAAATATGAAAATGATATGACTGATGTAGGTATGGATGTGACGATCGAAGTTTCAGATTTGCCAAGTGCAAATTTTTTATCAAGATGGTTCTGTCATGCTGAATTTAAATGTGGTGATAAAATAGAGAAAACATTAGTTTTGACACCAAATATTGGAAGAAATTTTTGTGGTGCTTATGTTTCAACTACTAAATATAATTTAGAATCACATAGTAAAGCATGGGTTTTGAATAATGCTATAGCTTTTCGGCAAATGTTTGGTCACATAAGTTTTCTAGATAGTTGGCATGATCAAATGGTTAAACAATATGATAGTCGTGTCAATAGAAAGAATTTTAGAAAAATTAATAAAGAAAAGAAGTTTTGGTGGATGGATGAAGGTCGATTATATCCATTAATAGAAAATGGTGTTAATAAAACATTGAGAGATTTAATGCAAAGATATAATATAGAATCCTCAGGTTTTGAAGAATTAGATCGACTATTTAAAAATAAAATCACACAGAAAACATTTGATAATGAATTTGTTGAAGAAATCATTAAGAATGATATATGTGATGAAGAAAGTGCATTTGATTCCATAATTAGAAGTCAACTATTATCTAAATTTGATGAACTTAAAGATTATGATGATGGTTTTGAACTCTGTGAGGGCGGTTATAAAATTGAAGATACAGTATATCAATGCCCAAATTATAAAGATTATAAAGTTTTTCAATTTTTTACAATTAAAGAATTTGAAAGAACTATGCCAGTTGATAATAAGACACCTTTATCTATAGATCATCATGATGAGCAAGATAAAGTAGAACCGCAATTTGATATTCCATTAAGATTACGACGTTGGCATAAAATTAAACGTGATAGAAAGTTTAATTATAAAAGTGTACAAAATATAGTACAATGTATGAAACGTAATAAGAAATGCGGTATAGAGGGTTGTCTTTGTAAGAAATATTATAAAAAGCATCATTCTGCATATTTAAAAGAATTAGAATTATGGGAATATGTTTTAGAAACTAATGGTAGAAATAATATTAAGGATTACCAGGGGGGAAATAAAGATACTGGTTCTCCTACCATTGATGCTTATTTATAAATACTTTGTGTAAAATTAAAGGAACGTATTCGAAGGACTTAGTTTGATGTTGGTATCCAGTCCAACTATATAACTTTGTGAAGATTACTTTGGTTTCTTTTAATTTTACCTAGTAGTAGTACTCTAATTAGACCTAGGCATGTCGATAAAATGCCTAGTATAATAACGTGATTCATTTATTATGAAATCATACGATAAAGATTCTATCGATAATCTAATTAATGCTATTGTTAATCCACTTAACGATACTATACCTTGTAGGCTTCCTGATGGTCCCAATTTTCCTACAATTCCTCTAGTGGATTATAATACAGACTCTACTCTCACTGTAAATGTCGGTGCCTATGCTTCTGCACCTGACAATGCTGTTGGTGTGGTTTGTTGGCTTCAGGTTGGTTTATCAAAATTTTCTACTTTTGAATATAATTCTTTACCAATTTATTCATTGATAACCATTCCAGTTGCTGCATCAGGTGCACCTGTTAAGGTATTTTCAACTAACCGTGTACCTAATGTTTTGATGGCATCTTATGCTAATACTAGTTATGGACCTTTAGGTGTCTCTAAATCATTAAGGGTATTAGCTGCTGGTTGCCGATTTTTGCCACAAGTAGAAGTCGTAACTAACACAGGAGACCAATATATAACAAAGTATTTTACAGCATGTGTTACTAATTCAGATCTTGGAAATTGGTTTGATAATAGCTCACCTAATTTATTTTCTTTGTTTCAAACCTCCAGAGATTTTCATGACTATTCAAATATGGATGGTGCTTGTATTCGTTATGATCCAATACAATATGAGCGTCAACTTGAATTTTATTCAACTAATTCCACTAATGGTGAATGGTTTGATACTGATATAGTTAATAGTGATAAATGGTATAGCACATGTGTATATATACAATTTGCTCAAGGTATTACTCCTGCTTTAGTTGATACTAGTTATTATTATTCTTTTCCAGTGAGATATTTTGCAAAGTTTTGGCTTGAAGCTCAATTAATTGAACCATCTTGTATAGTACCTGATATGGGTGCTTATGATCCTAAAGCTAAATTAGCTCTTCAAGCTTTACGTAGAACTAATATGTTTCCTTGTGCTTCTGCAGGTCATACTTTTAAGTCATTCTTTTCTAAGTTACCTGCATTTTATAAAATGGCATCAAACATATTAGATAATGTTGCTAAAATAGCTCCTTTACCTCCTATTATTGCTGCAAATAATGTTAATAAATCATTAGCTAAAATGATTAATAGAAATAATTTAGCTAGTGAGAAATATCCGTCTTATTTGCCTACACAAGCAAATATTAGAAAGCGTAATAAGAAGAAAAAGAATAAGAA